CTGTTCATATTGCTAATTTTGCCTTTATTCAAACTGCAAATGGGCGAAGTCATTACTATCAAAATTATTTCTTTGGCAAAGATTTTGCTGCAGTAGCAGTGCCAGGCACGGCTTCGCCACTGTATCGATTTGCTCCATTTCGCGCAGAAGGAGCGTTGTCTGCATTGAATGGCGACAACGAAATTTTACGCTTGCTATTTCCTCATAGTGAATTCACCATTGCAATGGTTGAGGAAGGAAATGGCAATAGACTTAGCCAGCTTTCATTGAAAACAGTATGGATGGCAAGCACTGGCAATATCACTGACTACGCATCGTATAGTCTTGCTTCCTCCACTGCACAATACGAAGAATTCTATGTGGGCGTAGGCGCATCATTCGATGACACAACTGTCGAACTTCGCTTCCGTTCTGCAATGGATAGCGTGGGGGCAGGTTTCCCGCGTCGTACATTTACGTCTAAGAATGTTGGCATTTTGCCGTTGAACGCAGAAGTGAGTTTACGATGAACGATTTAATTGGCTTGCAGTATGAACGAAGAGCTCGTTTTTGCGAAGGCAATGGAAAGAGCGATTGCTTTATGCTCGTGTGCGAAGTAAGGCGGCGGCTTAGATTGCACGATTATGAAAATGAGTTTCGATGGGCGTACGATGAACATGATTCTGGTAATTTGCCAATGCGGCGAATTGTAAGGTGGTTATTTGAAAATGGAAAGAGAACAATAGAAAGGGAGAATGGCAATGTTGCGATTATTCTTCCAAAGCCAGGAGGCGAGATAGCAGTTGGGGTGGCTTATGATGGGGGAATACTTACAGTTTCCCGAGGGGGGCGATCATTCTGGTCGTCATCTTTTCCATCGCTGAAGCTGTTCAAAATGCTGCCTGATATCAAATAATGAGACGCCTCCTCCCTTACGAACGCGCTCTAATTGATGCTCTTCAGATTTCCGAAGAAGAATACTGGCAGTTTTATCTGGCACGATTGAATTATCGCGACAACAAGGAAGGAACTATTCTTGACGTAAGAAATGGTATCGAGACAGTTGCTCTTGTTCTTAGTATTGTTGGCACGCTTGCTCAAGTTGGCGCAGCGCTACTTGCTCCCAAACCGCAAGCCCCGGATCAAAGAATGGGACGGCAGTCCCGCAATCAATTTTTTGCTCCACGATATGGCTTTAACTCATTTCAAGAAGTAGCCCGCTATGGAGAGCCAATCAATCTCATTTATACCAACATTGACGAAAATAAAATAGCAGGAGGCTTACGCGTCAACACGTCTCTTGTTTGGTCCGCAGTGCATAGTTTTGGCACTAGCCAATACATGCAAATGTTGGCAGTTATAGGAGCTGGTCCCATTCAAGGCTTCGGCTACGGACGCACAGCATTTGGACAAACGCCCCTTCGGGATTTGGCTTCACAGCGTTATTTTCTTTATGCCAACGAAACAGAAGGCAAGCTTTTCTTCAAGGACAAAAAATTTCCCACTGATGCCTTGGCAGAGGATGATCCGGTTTACACCACTGGCAATGATTTAATTTGTTCCGTCATCAATAATGGCCAGAATAGAACCGAGGGTTATAGCCAGGCATTCTCACCAACGACAAGCTCTTCACTGGGGCTTTATGACGTGGTGCCTTTGAGAGCGCAAGTAGAGGATAGAGACGATGAGGGACGCCTGAAGCAAGATTCATTGGGAATCAATGTCACTGAAGGCAGAGACATTTACTGGCCCGCAACATGGCCGACAACGGGAGTTCGTCCATTGTTTCCAGTTGGCAATCGACTTACTATCACCTTTGAAGAAGATGACAAAAAACCTACCGAGCAAGTAGAGCGTGCTGCCATTGATTTGAGAAGCGCTTATATTGGCACGTTTGATTCTGCTAGCACTTACAAAATTGGAGCTGCAAAATTCAAGCTTGTGGCGGATAACATTCAAAATGGTAGCGACATCGAAGGTAGTTTTGTTTTTCAATGCACTGAAAGTGGCGTGCTATGCGAAGAGGACTACTCTACGCAGCGCTACCAACAAAATGAAGAGGATTTGAGAAGACAAAAACGAGAAGCCGAAAATACCATTGCTGCACTTGAGGCAGAAAAAGGGGCCGCGTTTGCAGAGCGTTTCAAGGGGCCAGGGTCGGATGCGATTGCAGCTTTTGATACGGAATTAGAGCAGATTGATAATGCCATTGAAAGCGCCACTGCTATTTTGAAAGGTGATCTTACTAACCAAGAACTTATAAGTGCAATTGAAAACGAAGGGACATTCAAAGGACTTAGGGACGCTATCGACGCCTTGGAGAACGATATTAAAACTGCAAATGATAATATAGAGGCAACCCAGAATACGATTGACTCAATAAAAGACATTCCCCCTGGGCAAAGAACAAATGCTCAAAAGCGACAACTGGAAACAGCCAGGGATAACAAGTCGGATCAAATTGCAGTTAAGCGAGCAAAGAAGGGCCAGCTTAAAGAGAACTTTGCAAGGCTTTCTACTCGCGCCATTGAGCAAGGTCTTTATGACAACAATAAACATACTAATCTTCGAGAAGAGCGCAAACAATTAAAAATCAGGCGACGCAAGCTTACTAAAAGCAGGACAGAGGCGGCCAGCAATGTTGACAGGGATTTTGTGGCAGAGAGCGCAGCACGATCTGCGTGGACTACGAATTACAACGCTGCAGTGGCAAATTTAAATAGCATCAACGCGCAGTTAAAAAACGAAGACTCATGGAATGATTACTTTAATACAAAATGCATTGCAAAGATTGATGAAATTCGTTACGAATGCGTAACAAAATGCGAACTGGTAAACTTTGCGTTTAAAGCAAAAGTATTTCAGCGCATCCAAGGACGCATGAACAAATATGCTGAAGTAGACCAGCAGGGACACAAGGATAGCGATAATGGTATTCGCAATCGCACTTCAATGTTCTGGCTTTGGTATAAAAAGCCTTCTGATCCTATTGATAGATATACATTGGTTCCATATATTTTTGCCGTTAGAAATGGCAAAGAGCTTGACTCTTATGTTGGGCTTCGTTTTATTGCTCCATCAAAGGAAAAATGGCAATTTAAGTTTGAGCCTATTGTTGACTTAGCCGCAGAACTGCGCACTCATAACAATGGCGCAAATATGCCAATGATTTACTTGCGCACTGCTGGATATAGAGGGACAATTGGCGGAAAAGAAATTACCTTTGGCAATGGTTTTTCCATTGTTTATAAAGGGCGTTCGCCATTAGATACAATTCGTCGCCGTCCGCCAGTAAACCGCACTCCTAAATTTGTCGATGAATGGGGGTTATTCTCTCTTCGTAGCGATACGCAGATTTCTTTTTCTTTTGAAAGTGGAGCAGAAATTAGTCTTGTGGCAGTTACGGAGCAACAAAAGCAACCGCTCACTCCATCTATTTACGATGGCATGGCAATGATTGGTCTGAATATTTACAGCGGACAAGGCGTAAGAGATTTGCGCTCTCTTAGCGTATGGGTGAATAAGGGAAAGAAAGTTAGAAAATTTTTGGATACAAATGGGAATTATGGTCCAATTTCTGAGTCAACAAGTTATGCGCCAGAGATATTCTTAGATACCATATTGGACGAGCAAAATGGCATTGCTGCTTATGCAAATGTTAATGGCATAGATACAAGGCAGCTTAGTATTTCGCAGCGATTCTGTGAAGAGAATCAACTGTTCATGGACGGAGCTATTGCGGATCCAACATCGTGGCGAGAATTTTGGTCACAAATTGCTCCCTTTAGCCTGCTGGAATTTGCCCGCGTTGGAGGGAAAGAAACGCTGATTCCGGCAGTGCCTTATGACAGCCTTTACAGGATTTCACGAGTAGTGCAAATTTCCGCACTATTTAATCAAGGCAATATTTTAGAGGATAGCTATAAGGAAGAATTTCTCGATTATGGCGATAACACGCAAGATTTGATTGCCACTATTGTCTACAGAGACACGGCAAATGATAATGTGTTTCCCCAGAATACCAGCGTGCAAATTATGCGGGGCGATGCAATTGAAGCCGATAGTATTCGTCAAACTTTTGATCTATCTACTTTTGTCAGTAGCAGAGAACAGGCTATTAAATACGGAAAGCTCTTATGTCAGCAGCGACGATTCTCCCGGAGAGCCATTGAATTTAAAACATTTCCCACCGAAAGCCCAGTTGCACCTGGCTCATACATTTACGTGCAATTAGACCAGAACCAATGGGACGACATTAGGAGTGGAATCGTCGAAGAGGAAGGCAGTCTTAATATTCCTTTGGCAGAAGACGCCGTAAATGGCAATTTTACCATATTGCTTTACAATGGTCAAGACTCGCCAACAAAACTATCCTCTGTTCCCATTGTCAACAATCAATCTTCCGTGCTAGCGGATTATGAAGGATGGTTATTTGTGCTCGGCACCCAATTGACAACAAAGCGTGTTTTTCGCGTGACTGGAGTTTCAATGGAAGAAGAAGGAGAAATCACTATTAGCGCAGTCGAGCATCAATGCGACGAGACTGGAGGCGCCACATTGTCTAAAATAGCGAATTTTGATGATTCCTTCTTGGTTGAATAAAAACGTTGCTATCATAAACAAAAAGCTTTAAGACAATGCCTTTCTATACTGGTCGCACTGGCAAGCTGCGTCTTGGTGGCAGCGAAGTGTCAAAGGTTCGTAACTGGACTCTTGATACCTCCGTAAACATGCTGGACACTACAGCATTGGGAGATACTGCCAATACCTTCACTCCTGGGCTATTTAGCGCTACTGGTAGCGCTACGTTGTCTTATTACAACGGCGATGCTACTGACGTGACAAATCTTCTTGAGCGGATCACCAAGACTGGTGCCGTCACTGAAAGTGATCGGGTGAATCTCACTTTTGAAGTGGGCACGAGTCAGTCTTTCAATGCTGATGCCTATATCAATAGCGCCAGTATCACTTCTTCCACTGATGAACTGACTACTGTTTCGTTTAACTTTACGATTGACGGTCCTCTGGATTCTGTGGTTCTCACTGGCACCACTTGATAAGAAGATTAATTTATCATTTGCATTGTTCGTACAATGGAAGAATAAGCGCTGAAGCGAAATGACGTTTTTTGTTGGCCACACAGGCGCTATCAAGCTTCAGCGTGGAGGCGAAAATATTTTTACGGCCAGCGTTTCTCCAAACGATGTCAATACTGCATTAAATCGCTTTAGCTTTGAAGGGAGTGACGATAATTTAATTACAGGCGATCTCCTTGAAATCTCGACGGAGGATGATAGGGGATTGCTATTTATGCCAGCCACGTTCTGGAGTATTCCAGGGCCAACTGTAGATGGCTATAGCGAAGTTGTTTGGACGTCTGGTAGCACAGCGGCATTGTCTGGCTGGTTAGATGACGACATTACCACCAGCAGTGATTTGCCTCCAGAAGGCTACGATGAATTTAGACTTAGCGATTTTATCATTGCAAACAACATTAGAACATATGCCAATGTAAATAGAGTGGGCGGCATTCGTCTGTTTGAGAATTTTAATGATGCCGTTAACAATGAAAGGGCAAACGAATACGCTTTAGCGGAATTTTACGGCGAGCCCATTGAAATTACAGTTGGCGTAAGAGACACAAGATATAACACACTAGGTTCTGTCACTTCGTTTGAGATTAATACTGACAGGGCTGCGATGGAGACAACAAGTCTCTCTGACAAATTTAAACAGCAATATTCGGCAGGGTTACTAAGTGGCAATGGAAGCATTGAATGCCTGTTTAGTTACGAAAGCGTGTCCAATCAGGACACGCCATTGTTCTTGCTGCAGGTTATTAATCGCTTAGAAGTGGGTGCTAACTTTAAGGCTCTGCTTTCAATTTCTTCCGTCGACCAAACGCCTACGTTTAGAGAGGAAGTATATTACGAGATCGAGGCAGTAGTCACCAGGGCAGGAGTGACTGTCACGTCGGATGCATTGGTGGCATGTTCTATTGATTTTGTTACCACTGGCGACTTCAAGCTACGTGTGGGCATTCCGCCTGAGTACATCCTGAAGGAAGATGATAGTGCCATTTATCTTGAGCAAGGCCTTGATTATTTGCTCAAGGAACTCACTGATTGATTAAATGAAGAGGGGCGCTGCATAATAGCTATTATCGTTTAAGACTAGACTGTATTTAGCTTTGCCTTTCTGAGAGATGGCCGATCAAAGAATTACGGAACTCGTTGAACTTCCTCAGGGAGGCGTAGCTTCCAATGACGTTTTGCCCATTGCAGACGTCAGTGCCAGTCAAACCAAGAAAGTGCAAGTCAAGAGCCTGATCCAAGCAGGCTTTAACATTGCAGACGCATCGACTCTTGATATTTCAAAGATTAACCAGGCCAGCGCAGCAAAACTTACTGGCACATCTATTGCTGCAAATACTCTCACTTATGACAAGATTCAGCAGGTAAGCGCCAATAAACTGCTTGGCCGAAGCGCGTCTACTGGCAATGTAGAGGAGATTGATTGCACTGTTTATATTCGCACGCTTCTTGATGATGCCAATTCTACCGCCGCTCGTTCCACATTGGAACTGGGCGTAGTCGCCACGGGCAATACCATCAACACCAGTCTTCTTGAAGATTTAAGTGTTACCACTGGCAAGATCAACAACTTGGCTGTTACGGCGGCGAAGCTAGCTAGCGATGCAGTGGAGACTGCAAAAATTCTTGATGGCGCTGTCACTTCTGCCAAAATTCAAACCAGCGGAATCACAGGCGTCAATATTAGTGCAGGCGCCATTGATACCGTTCATTTAACAGCCAGTGGCGTCACGCTTGCCAAGATGGCAGCCAACTCAGTTGGTACTGTTCAATTAGTGGACAGTGGCATCACCCAGGCAAAGCTTGCTAGCAACGCAGTTGATACTATTAATATTGTCAGTAGCGGCATTACACAGTCAAAACTTGCCGCTAATGCAGTAGCAACAATTAATCTTATTGACAGTGGCGTTACTTTTGCTAAACTTGCTTCTGACAGTGTCAATACCATTAATTTAGTCGCAAGCGGCGTTACGCAAGCAAAGCTTGCTGCTAACGCAGTAGCCACAATTAATCTTGCTGATAGTGGCGTTACGCAAGCAAAACTTGCTAGCGGATCAGTTGACACCATCAACATTGTTGACAGTGCTGTTACTTTCGCCAAGATGGCGAACAATAGCGTTGGCACTTCTCAGATTATTGACAGTGGCATCACGCAAGTTAAATTGGCAAGCGGAGCCGTCAATACGGCGAACATTATTGATGGCTCCATCACGCTTTCCAAGCTTGCTACAAACAGTGTAGATGCAGCAAAAATTGTCGATAGTGGCATCACGCAAAGCAAGCTCGCTGCTGATTCAGTGGCGACAGTCAATGTAGTCAATAGTGGCATCACTCAAGCCAAGCTCGCTGCTGGCGCAGTGGCCACTATTAACTTGGTGAACAGTGGCGTTACGCAGGCGAAGCTTGCTGGCAATGCCGTTGATACAATTAATATTGTCGACTCTGCTGTAACACTCGCCAAACTGGCAAGCAATAGTGTCAACACTTCTCAACTTGTCGATAGTGGTATTACCCAGAGCAAGTTGGCCGCGAATGCAGTGGCGACTATCAACATCCTTGATAGTGGAGTTACGCAAGCGAAACTTGCGTCGAATGCCGTTGCAACCATCAATATCGTCGATAGTGGCATCACTCAAAGCAAACTTGCGAGTGGATCTGTTGCTGCGATTAACATTGTCGATTCCGCTATTACTCTTGTCAAAATGGCAAGTGGCAGCGTTAATACTGCGCAGCTCGTTGACAGCGGAATTACCACTGCAAAAATTGCATCTGGAGCCGTCACTATTGGCAAGTTAAGTCTTTCTTCTGGAGAGCTTTCTGGCGCTGTTATTACAGCCAGTTCAATTCCTTCTGGAAGCTATGCAAGTGGTTCCATCCCCACTGCAGCCGTTGAAGATAATGCAATTGTTTTTGCCAAGATCCAGCAAGTGGCAAGCGGCGTGCTGCTTGGTCGTGCGTCTGCTGGTAGTGGCAGCGTGGAAAGCATTACGCTCACAGCAGCAGGCAGGGCGTTGTTGGACGATGCAGACGCTGCTGCACAACGCACCACGCTTGGCCTGGAAACCATGGCTGTGCAGCCCGCATCTGGCGTGGCAATCACTGGAGGCACGGCTGTGCTCAGTAGTGGCACCATCACTTACGCCGCGATCAATGGCGGCGTGATTAGTGGCATCACTGATCTTGCCATTGCAGACGGTGGCACGGGAGCTTCCACTGCATCTGGAGCACGCACCAATCTTGGCTTGGCAATTGGCACTGACGTGCAGGCTTATGACCCTGCTCTTGCTTCCATCGCAGGACTGACCACTGCATCTGGCCAGTTCATTTATACCACTGCTTCTGACACTTACGCTACTGCCACAATCACTGCTGCTGGTCGCGCCATTCTTGATGATGCAGATGCGAGTGCGCAGCGTACCACGCTTGGACTTGGCTCGCTTGCCGTAAAAAACACAGTAGGAAGTGGCGATTACGATTCTTCTTCTATTGTCACTGCCAATATTGCCGATGGCGCAATTACTACGGCAAAGCTTGCTGACAGTGGCGTTACTACTGTCAAAATTGTCGATGCAAGCGTCACGGTAGATAAGCTTGCGAATAACGCTGTAACCACTGCAAAAATTATTGATAGTGGAGTTACTACTGGCAAGATTGCGAATGGAGCTGTTTCTTACGCAAAAATTCAAACGACTTCTGCAAGCGATGTGTTGCTTGGTCGGTCTTCGGCCAGCGGTGGCACTGTAGAAGAAATTGCTTGCACTTCTGCTGCGCGTTCCATTCTTGATGATGCCAGCATTGCGGACATTCGCGCAACGCTTGGCCTCGGCACATTAGCTGTGCAGAATGGCAGCTTTTCTGGCACGTCCACTGGTACAAATACTGGCGACCAGACCATCACGCTTTCTGGAGACATTACAGGCACTGGCACGGGGGCGTTTGCCGCCACTATCGCCAACTCTGCAGTCACTTCAGCGAAGATTAATGATGAAGCAGTTACCACTGCAAAGATTGGTGACGATGCTGTTACTAGCGCAAAAATGGCAGATAATTCTGCTGCCATTGTTGCTGGTTCCACTCCAGTCGGTAGTGGTATTTTCATTGGCCAGCAATGGCTTAACACTGGTACTGGCATCGAATATACGTGGACAGGAAGTGAATGGCTCAGGCAGTCCGGGCTTTCCACTGCAGTTATTTCTGGAGACACTGTTTATAGCTTCACCACTTCCTATCCTGATGCTTTCAGTGCTTCCATTGTTCCTGCATTAAATACGCAAGTTGCCACGCGATTTTTTGCTGGTCCGGCAAGTGGAAGCGCAGATGCTGCTCCTACTTTCAGGACTATCACTGCTAACGATCTTCCCAAGGCGACAACTGCTGCTCTTGGCGTGGCACAAGCTGGTACTGGCTTGGTCACTGTTAGCGGCATCTTTAATCACGCGAACAGTGTTGCTTCTGGCACGTATTACAAAGTGACAGTGGATGCGGAGGGACACGTAAGTGCTGGTGAAGCAAGTCTTGTTGCGGATGACATTCCCTCTCTTCCTGCCTCCAAGATTACAACTGGCACTTTTGGTAGCGGTTTAATTGCTGATGATTCAATTCTTGCTTCTAAGCTTGCAAACTATTCAGTAAGTCAATTTGGCGAAGCGCCGCCAGTTGCTGATTTTATTGGACAATTCTTCTTCAATCCATTGGAGAAAGATCTTTATCTATGGGATGGCAACGTTTGGAATCCTGTTGGCATTTCAGTGGGAGAGATTATTTTTGCTGGCACTTACAATGCAAGTGGAAATACGGTTGCGAGCACTAGCAGTGATGGTGCAGCAGTTGGTTTAACTGTTGGCCAGCCACTTCCCACTCCTTCTGCCACTTTCAATCGTTATTACGTGGTTGTATCTAGTGGAGGAACAGGTACGTCTCCTGCTCCCACTACTGTTTTGCAGCCGCCCGATATTTTACTTTGCAATGGCACTGCTTGGACGGAAGTAGATGTTAGCTCTACCTATCTTTCTCAAACTGCCGCACAGGTTTCGTTCTCTCCTGCAGCCAGCATTTCTGCTGGCAATGTACAAGCTGCTCTTGAGGAAGTTAGCACTGAATGCCGAAATGTAAACAATGTGGCGAGTGGCATTCTTGCTACTGGCTATGGCGGAACTGGCATTAATTCTTATGCGAAGGGAGATCTTCTTGTTGGTAGTGGCACCACGCTGATTAAGCAGGCAGCAGGAACCAATGGTCAAGTGTTGACTGCTGATTCAGCATTTGGTACTGGCGTGAAATGGGTGACGCCTGCAAGTGGCACAGTTCTTTCAGTAAGTGTCAATTCGCCACTCACTGTTGTCAGTGGCTCCACAACGCCAGTTATTTCCATCCCTGATGCCACGACAAGCGTACGAGGAACTGTCATTCTTACTGACAGCACTTCCACCACCAGCTCTACGCTTGCCGCTACTGCCACTGCAGTTAAGAGTGCTTTTGATTTAGCTAATGCAGCACTGCCACGAGCTGGCGGCACCATCACGGGTGAAGTGGTCATTGGAAGCGCTGGCACTCTTCTTTTTGAAGGGGCCACTGACAATGCGTTTGAAATTCAGCTTGCAGCCGCTGATGCCACTTCAGACAAAGTGGTGACATTGCCAGATACTACTGGCACAATTATCACTACTGGTGACACTGGTACAGTCACTAATTTGATGCTCGCTGGCAGCATTGCCGACACTAAGCTTTCCACTATTTCTACGGTTGGAAAAGTGAGCAACAGTGCCACCACTGCTACTAGCTCCAACACTGCTAGTGCAATTGTTGCTCGTGATGCAAGTGGTAATTTCTCTGCTGGTACCATTGATGCCACTATTGATGAAGGCACATTCTGATCATTAAAAAGGAAAGCCTTTTAGAATTGCAAAAGACTAATAGTCTTCTGTAATTCCGAAAGGCTTTAATTATGGCTGGTGTTCTTCAGCATCTGCGTTCATCAACGCTTAATAAGCGTCCTAATCCTGCTTCTATGGTTGATGGCCAATTGGCCATTAATTATGCAAGTGGAAGCCCTGGGGCTTTCTTTAAGGACAGCAACGGTAATTTAGTAAAAGTGGGGCCTGTGCATGTTGGTGCAACTGCTCCTAATGTGAGCCCTGCAAGTGGTGGCACTGCTGGTAATAGCCTTGGCGAACAATGGCTTGATACCAGTGGTGGCACTTATGTGTTTAAGATTTGGGATGGCGCTGCATGGCGCAGTGAGGCTGGCGAGTTTGTAAACGTCACTGGCGACACCATGACTGGTGCGTTTGGTATTGTTGCAGGCGATGCCTCCACGCCCGGATTATTTTTTAGCGGAGACGCAAATTCTGGCCTATATAGTCCCGGTGCAGACCAAGTAGCCATCAGCACTGGTGGGTCTGGCAGGTTGTTTGTGGATGCGAATGGGAATGTTGGAGTAGGAGCTGCGCCAGTAGTTGTATTTGCTGGGCAAACTCATCTAACTGTTAACCACTCTTCAGGAGGTACGACTGTTGCTGGGATCAATCTGGCAACTGATGGTACTAGGCGCGCTTCTCTTATTACTTATCCAAGTAATTCTGAAGCACTGCGCATTACAGCGGAAAGCACAACCCTGCCAATTACTGTTCACACCAACGGCACCGAACGCCTGCGCATCACATCGGCAGGGCTCGTGGGCATAGGAACTAGTTCGCCTGGCCGCAATCTTCATGTTGCAGGTTCAAGCGCAACTGCGTTAATCGAATCTACCGGAAGCACAAACGCTGATTTGCTAATTGGCGATGGCGGCGTTCGGTACTACGGTATTAGAGGCGTCGCTGGAGGTGGTTCGCTTCAGATTCGCAATGACACTGCTAACACAACGCTTGCAACATTTACAAGCACAGGGCTAGTAGGGATTGGCACTACTGCAGTTAGCAGCAGGCTTCACGTCCTCAATCTTTCTGGTGGTTCGAGCACTACTGAAGTCTCTACTGTTGAGCGTGATAACAGCGGCTACTTCTTAAAGCTATATCGCAATGCTGGCAGTGGTAATACTGGCGGTCTAATTGGCGCTGATAGCGCGGGCACGTATTACACGGGTGGGCACAATACACAAAACATGATCTACATTGATGCCGGCAATGGCGTCATGCAGTTCTACACAAACAACGCCGAACGCGCCCGCATCGACAGCTCCGGCCGCCTCCTAGTGGGCACGTCTACTAGCTCTGGCGCACCAAGCAGTGGAGCTGTCATCCAATTAGCTGATCAATTCTCCGTAAGGGCTGGAAATGGTGGCGGAATTACAAATAGAGTTGCGACTACAGCGTCTGCAACAACATTAAATTGTGTCATTGATGTTGCAATTAGCAGCAACATCTACAGTTCGTTCATTGGAACTCTTTACATTTGCCAGCAACTGACCGATTCTAGTAAATCTTTTCTTGCAGAATATCGAGTAAAGATTTACAATTCTGGCAGCACCGCTGTGTTTACTTTAGTTGATAGTGTAGATAACTCCTCGCCCAATAACGTAGCGTTAACTTTTGCGTATTCTAATTCAAACCGTCAAATTACCGCAACGTCCACCTGGACAACCGCAACATCCAGTGTAATTACTTGTACTTTAGTTGGAGCAGGAGCAAATGCTTAATCATTAGCGAGACTGGTCCCCTTCACTTCTATGCCTGAACTTTCTGACGATGCCTGGGAAACTGCAAACAGAGTGTTTGAGGAGTACGCAGGCGAAGGTACGCACGGCCTTGAGATGAACCGCAATGAGTTTCTTAACGCTGTTGAGGAGCTTTTGAAGCGTCTTAGTCTCTGGGCTTAAACCTGGTAGTCCACGTCACTCCTCTCTTTGGCGGTTTCCCGAAGAAACCACCGTTCCTTCCATTGTTAAACTAACAAAGACCATTCTTTTTAATCATGGCAATCACTTACCAATGGGGCGTTGCAAATCTTGAGCGCCACCTTGCTGATGGAATCGTCTACACGGTTCACTATACGATTTCTGCCGATGATGGCACGTATGCTAGTTCGGCATACGGCAGTCTTGGCCTTGAACCCCCTGATGAGGACGACGAGATTCCTTATGCTCAGCTCACCCCTGAAATCGTCACCGGCTGGGTGAAAGATAAGTTTGGCGATGAGAAAGTGGCAGAAATTGAAGCCGCCCTTGCAGAACAAATTTCTCAACAACGCACTCCCACTACTGGTACTGGCCTGCCTTGGAGCTGATAAATGGCAGCAAAATCCAAAGTTGGCATTAGCGGCCAGAGGCTTCATTCTCCTAATCGTCGCAAGAAGACTAGGCAAGGCAATGGAGCGAATAGCAAAGCTTCTCATGGGCGCAAGCTTATGCGAGGCCAAGGCAAATAATTACGGGGCCGAAAGGCCCTTTTTCTTTTAGCAGTACAATGGAAGAAAGCATTGTTTCTCATGGGCCAAATCATTGCAGGCGGTGAACAGTTTGAAACTCATATTGAAGCTGACTATCGTG